TTGCAATCCACTCGTCGTCTTTAGGTGTCGGAGTTACTGCTGCGATAATACTTGCGACAGTGACTATGGTTGTTACAATGGATACAATGCCCATCAAGTCCATTTGTTACTCCTAAGCTGTGTAAGATTCAGCAGCAGAGATAGCAGCATTAGCAGCAGTCATGTCTTCGCTGCCCCAGTCGTCTTTAGCGACCATGATCTGCAAGTGTTCTTTGTTGCGATCTACGCAGCCTTGACGGTCTGCGGCATCATCATCAGCCATTTGTTCGCCAGCGATAATCGCGTTGATTAGGTCTACACTGTGGTCCATAGCCGTGTAGTCCTGTGCTAGTTGTTCTGCGGTACGGTCTTCCATTGTTTATTTCCTTGTTAAGATTCTAGTGCGGCGACTTTCGCCTTTAATTATCGTTTACAATTAATCCCAAGGCATCGGGTCAGTGTCAACGACACCGTCAAGTTTATCCAATTCTTTTTGAAGGTTTGTACGCATCAACGCTTGACCTTGTTCTTTAAGCGCATCTGTTACCCAACCTAATACTTGACTTTCCGTCAGAGAACTAAGGTCTGTAAACGACCCTCCCTCGTTTAAGGTTAGTGGCGAACTTCCGTCCAATACCACTGTGTTATTTCCGTCAGTGCCAACAACCGACCACATAACATTATTGACTACATCGCTGTACTCACCAACCTGTGGTGTCTGTTTTAATTGACGCACTTTGTAAGTAACTGTTGTAAGATTACCCATGATTATGCTCCCTCATAAATAAAGCCGTAAATTGCCCATTGATCGCTACTACTAATACTGGTAGTGGGCGATGCAAAATTACCCGACCTATCCCAAGCCCCCAGACATCCAGATGTTGTTCCAAATTGTGTGTTCCAGTAAACCTGCACACTGTTTGTTCCACCATCACCTTGCACAATAACAATACGCAAGTTCTTGTTTGCGGCGGTAGAGTTCATAAGCTCCAAGCCTTGTTGCGAAGACCCTCCGTGCCACATCCAAGGATTACCATCACCATCTGATAAGACGATGTTGTTGCTTGAGGTGCGGAGATCTAAGCTGTTTTGGTTGCCGTTGTAACAACCAAGGATGGTGTTTTTAGAGCCGGTAGTCATTGCGCTACCACTAGAGCGGCCAAAGAAAGCGTTGAAAGTTCCCGTTGTTGCTGCGCCAGCCGCGTTCATACCGACATAAGTGTTGTAACTACCAGTCGTTACTGCATCAGCAGTATTCACACCTATTGCTACGTTTTGAGTCCCTGTGGTGTTTGCGGTTAAAGCACTTGTACCAACTGCTGTATTGTCAGATGCTGTGGTGTTTGCCTTTAAAGCACTTTTGCCTACGGCCACGTTGCTAGAGCCTGTGGTGTTGTTATCCATAGACGCATAGCCTATAGAAACGTTGTCATTTCCTGTAGAAGCCGTATCTAAAGCGTATGCACCTACTGCTACGTTTCTAGTGCCTGTAGTGTTTGCGACTAAAGTATGAAAACCAACTGCTGTGTTGTTACTTGCGTTGGTGGCAACTGCTAATGATCCATGCCCAACCGCTGTGTTTGCATCTCCTTCCGTATTAGTTCCTAAAGCATTTTTACCGACACCTACGTTTTGGTTTCCTGTAGTATTTGCATCTAAAGATAAAGCACCAACAGCTACGTTAGATGTGCCAGTGGTGTTTGCGGTTAAAGCATCTTTACCAACGGCTGTGTTGTTGCTTGCGGTTGTATTAGACTCTAATGCACCTTTACCAACACCTGTATTATCTGCGCCTGTTGTGGTTTCATTCAACGCACCTCTACCGATTGCAGTATTGTTATCCGCAGTAGTAGCCGAAGTTAGGGCGGCGTAACCTAAAGTAACATTGTAATCACCAGTAGTAATTGAATCACCAGCAAGAGCACCGATGAGGGTGTTTTGAACGCCTGTGGTGACTTGATAACCAGCAAGATGTCCGACTGCAACATTTAAAGAATCTGTTGCCGAAGTGAAGTTTTGGTTAGCCAGCGTATAACCACCTATAGCTACGGACTTACTTCCTAAAGTGTCTGATCCTAGAGATGTATATCCTACAGCTACGTTAAAATCAGCATCAGTAAGTGCATCACCTGCAAGACCGCCGATGAGGGTGTTTTGGATGCCTGTGGTAATTGATGCTCCAGCCGTAAAGCCAACAGCCGTATTATAAGAATCTGTGCTAGATGTAAAATTCTGAGCCGCAAGAGCGGAATTACCAATAGCGACGTTTCTGTCTCCTAAAGTGTCTGCCGATAAAGCTAAATAACCTACCGCAACATTATTATTGCCTTCTGTTAAAGCATCTCCAGCTAAACCACCAACAAGAGTATTCAGAACACCCGTGGTTATGTCATTACCTGCTTCAAAGCCTATAGCTGTGTTGTAAGCATCTGTAGAAGAAGTGAAGTTTTGCGCGTGTAGAGTTCTTCTACCAATTGCTACAGAGCGACTACCTGTAGTGTCTGCCGTAAGCGCGTCTGTTCCGATAGCTACATTGAAAGAACCAGTAGTATTAGCGTCACCTGCGAAAGCACCTATGCCTACATTTTCTGTACCTGTGGTGTTTGCGGTTAAAGCTGATTTACCAACTGCGGTGTTATTATCTGCTGTGGTGTTTGCCTCTAACGCATCCTTACCTAAAGCGGTATTACCAGCGCCTGTGGTGTTTGTGGATAAAGCATCGTATCCAACTGCTGTGTTGTTAGCGCCTGTTGAAACAACTCTAAGAGCCTGAGAACCTACACCAGTATTACCATCTGCTGTTGTTAAGGCAGATAAACTAGCTCTGCCAATACCTGTATTATGCGAACCTGTTGTTAGTGCATCTCCTGCATAAGCACCTACAATTGTGTTGTTATCGCCGCTTGTTAATACATTAAAAACATCATAACCCAAACCTGTATTATCACTTGCAGTAGATAATGTGCCTGTACCTGCATCTTGGCTGATAAGAATACTTTGTGCGAAGTTTGTAATATTAGAAGAGATGCCTACGCCATTGATTGTGCCAGTTACGTCTACGTTGCCGCCAAAAGTAGCACCAGCGTTGAATGACGATTGTCCAGAATTTGACATGTCAAAAGTTGCAGCGGTAACTGTGCCGCCAGAGTCAGTGCCTTGAATAATTACGTCGCCATCGACTACTGAAGATTTTAGAATCAGGTTATCAACTGCTTTTGAAATAAGACCGTATTGTGTACCACCATCTTTGAAAGCAACCTGACCGTCAGTTTCAGCGTCAAGAGTTATTGTGCCGCCGCTATCAATCTGCACTGTTGTGTCTGCAACAATGTCTAACTGACCGTCTGCGCTTGAGTTGACGTAGATCGCAGCATCACGGAATTGAACCTTTTGAGTTGTATCAACAGCAATGTCGTTTGAGCCAGTGGTATTGCCTGCCGCAAGCACCTCAGACAACGTGTCAAAAGACCCAACCTGGGAATCAACATACGCCTTGATGCTTTCTGAGGTTGCAAGTGTAGTGGCAGAAGCTCCAGTAAAATCGTCTGCATCAAGCACCGCTGTGCCGCTAACCCCCGTGTTGAGAACAGGTGAAGTCAGTGTCTTGTTCGTTAGCGTGTCTGTTGTGGCCAGGCCAACCAAAGTGTCAGTAGCGTTTGGAAGTGTGATGGTGCGATCCGCGGTCGGATCTGTGACCGTCAGTGTGGTTTCATGGGCATCAGCCGTTGCGCCCTCGAAAACGATAGAAGCGTCTGAAAGCGTTAACCCAGAAGCAACTGGGGACGTTAAAGTTTTGTTGGTCAAAGTATCTGTTGTAGCTCGTCCGACCAGTGTATCGGTAGCATCTGGCAGTGTGATGGTTCTATCCGCAGTTGGGTCAGTAACCGTTAACGTGGTTTCGTGATCGTTGGCAGTTGCGCCTTCAAAGATAATAGAAGCATCAGACAGTGTTAGACCTGAAACGGTTGGAGTGGTCAGGGTCTTGTTGGTAAGAGTTTGAGCGTGTGCCGCAAACACAAAGGTATCGTCGCCGGTCAGCAAAGGCAGCGTCACTGTTCTATCTGCTGCCAGGTTAGAGCCAGCAAATATATACTGATGATCTGCGGCTGAGTCGTTGATTTGAGGGGTGGTGAGAATCGGGGACGTAAGGGTCTTGTTCGTTAATGTTTGGGCGCTGGTAGTGGTTACGGCCTCATACCATGTTCCCAGGCTGCCCCCGTCATCCCGATTCCACCACAAACCGTTTGATTCTGTTATTGCTATTTGACCGTATCGAATTTCACCCGTTGCTGCTGTATCTCGTACCGCAGAGATTAAAACAGCGCGATCAGTTGAAGGTGCGTTAGCACTGGAGCCTTGCAGTGAGTAGAAGCCGCTCTTCTTGAATGCGACAGAGGTAGTATCTGATCCGTCTGTCAGCGAGGTCTTGCCGACGTTTGCGGCATCTGCATCGTCTAAGATTACCTGAACTTGTGCCGTAGTTTGTGTCAGTTGTCCCATTGGTTAGCCCTTCAATACTTGTGCGTCAATAGCCGCGTCAATGATGTCCACCTTTGCATTGGTGGAGGTTTCGACCCTTACAATGATCTCTCTGCATTTGCCTAGAGAGTTGATGTCGATTGTCTTGTTACCGTTTACCGAGACGGTGTTGATGGTTGTGAACGTGATCAAGTCTTTGCTGACCTTGACCGTAACGTCTGTCGCGCTGGAGGTTTCAACGTGCAGCTTGATCTTGTCGATGACCATCTCTGCCCCGCCAACGCCAAGCACTTCAGAGGAGATCAACGGCAGATCCTTTCTGCGCGTCATGTTCGCCCCGTCTTGCTGGAAGTTGTCGTAATCGAGCCGGTAGATCTTCTTGTTGATTGCGTGGGCTGCAAGCACCAGGTTGTAACCCTGAACGACAGTGGTCGTCACAAAGTCCTTCTCAAACCAAGATCCAGATACAACGTGATGGGTCCAGATGATTCCCTGGTTCGGGAAGATAAAGTCAACAAAGTTTTCTTGGTGCAGCGAGTAGCAGCTAACCCTGGCGCTTGTGAAGTCATCGGTGCCGTAGTTGGCCCAAGCCTCTCCGATTGCAGGAACATACAGAGGTTGATGCTGAGATCCGACGATAACGCCTGGCCGTCTGTTGCCATCAATGAAGTAAATCGCGCCGTCAATAGAATCAACTGCGTAGGTGCCGCAAATGCCATGTTGTAACACTGCCTGACGGTCTAATGGTGGTCGCCCTGTGCCGCTCGTAAACCACACCTCAGTGGTCTTTTCTCCGAACAGGTAAAGCAATTGGTTTAGCGAGAAAACGCGCCTGATGTCGTCAGGGAGCGCCTCTGCTTGTGCAAAGTCTAGTGCGCTGATGTCTGTGCCGTCGTTCAGAGCGGAAACGACAAAATACCCGTCAGGTTGGTCAAAAATAAATCGTGAGTCCAAGAACGCGACTGACTTTGTAGTAGATAGATCTGTGTCGCTAATCTCGACCAAGCCGCCTGCAACGGTGTACACATAAGCCGATGGGTTGCCACCAGTACAGATTATTAACTGGTTTGCATCCGTAGCCATTACAACAGGGTTTGGCTCATTCGATATGTTGCCCAAAAACACGGCATTACCGCCCGAATCAACAGAGTAAAGCGACGAACCTGTTACCTGGTACATGAGGGCGTTTGGACCATCGACAATGATCCCTCTGTCTGCGCCACCTGGCGTGATTGATACCTCAATGGTGTTGCCATCGGCATCAGTGAATATCGATGCGTTTGTATCTGTAAGAGGCTCACCTGTACCTAAGAAGTCAGCAAAAGTAACGTAGCCAGGCACCTGCCTGTATCCCCGCAATGTGTGCGGGTAAATGTTGAGCACTTGCTGTCGGTTAGCATCGAGCCTGGTGCTGTTGTAGCTCGATTCTAGTTGGACATCTGCTCTCATATATCAGTATTCACATCGTAGTTTGATTGATGGAACGTGAACGCTAGGTCCGACATATCAACAGAGATGTCGATGCTGATGTCGCCCTCAAGCCGGTCTTTTGTTTCTTGTGCAATCACAAAAACAACCTGCGAGGGATCGATACCGAAGTCGCTTGAGATCTCGACGGCCAGGTTATAGCCAAGCGCACGAATTGTTCCATGTGGAACATCTAACGTTTCAGTCAAAGTCGTAGGTGCAGGGATGTTGCAAAGACCATCCTCGCCCCACTCAGAAATCATGTTCTGCAACGCAACAAACACATCTGCGTTTTTATTTGCGTCGTCAGTAGAAAAAGTCACCCCAGAGGTTCTGACACGAATCAGGGAGGTGGCCCTGTCAATTATGTTTTGGGGTGTTGCCATGTCATCTCCAAAAAAGAGAAAGGGGGCCGAAGCCCCCGATCAAGAGCGGTCTTAGTTAATACCTACTCGTGCAGCAAGCTGCGGTCTGATTGCTTTGTAGCCATAGAGGACATCGATCCTGCATGGGTACTTGTCATCAGAGATTGTGTAGTCACGGATTACGCGCATCGAGATGCCGTCCATAACTTCACGGGCCGCAAAGTCAACGCCTTGTGGCAATACCAAGTCAGCAGTTGCAAAAGCAAATGCGTTCTTGCTGAATGCCAGCGTTTCCTGCCAGTCTGCACTCGCGCCACCGCCAACTTTAGAGATCGCAGCATTGTCAGCAGGTGATCCGCTAACATTTTGACGACCGCCAGAGGCAGTGATTGAGGGAGAGATAGCAACCGACGTTGCAGATGTTCCAGAGTCGCTGGTTACAACAAACTGCTGAAGTACACCTGTGTCTGCCTTAGTTTCAGGGTGGACACGGTTAACGCCTGCGATGGTGATGATGTCACCTTTCAGGAAAGTCGTTGTACCGCCATCTACAGTCAAGCTTGCGCCAGTCTGTGATGCACCGTTGACCAGGTAGCCAGTAGTTGCAGCAGCAGTACCAGTGGTGTGAACAGGCATGAGAGTGTTCTCAAAGTGCTCAAAACCAGCGATCTTGCCCAACTGACCTTCTTTGTACTGCTTGCTGATGCTTGAAGAATCTTGGAAAAGACCCTTAGTATCGGCCAGCATGTCTACAACAGACTGTGGGTTGTGCAAGTAGCTGCGGTCGCCATAAGGCGCAAGGCTGTCAGTCAATAACTTCTGTGCCTGGGTAATGTTTGCAAAAGAGTTTGCAGAACCTACACCGTTGTAGAAGTTATAAACGTCCTTGTACATAGACAATGCGTCCGACTCCATGTTGGCAGCCAATACAGACATTGCAGGCTCAAGGTATCGTGCCTTGAACTCGTCAATGTGCATCGTTAACTCTTCAGATGAGAACGTGAAGTCCACACCTTTTTGAGTGTCTACGGTTAAAGTTTCAGAAGACTCATCGATGTCCTGAGTGCTGAGAGCTGCGCCACTACGGATAGTGAACTCGTTTGGTAAACGAACCTTGAGGTCGTTACCAATCTTTGCGCCGGTCTTTGCATACTGGTCGTCGTACTGAGTGTTGATGTTGCTCACGAAATTCAATTTCTGATGAAGAATAGCGAGAGCTTCTTTTGTGATGACACTAGGTGTCAGAAAGCTATTAGCCATGAGTTGCCTCGATTATTTTCTGTACCCCCTAAACCTGGCGTACTCGGCTGGAGTCATCTTGTCGGGGTCTTTTTCGACCTTTCCAGATGCCCTGACGGGTTTCGCTGGTGCTGGGGCGTTGGATGTGGTGACAGGTCTGTTTGGAGAGAGCGCTTGAGATAACCGGCCTAGTTCCATCATTGCCATCCCAGGTGCCATCGCATTGATTGCTGCGGCCCTTTGTGGGTTTGATGCAAGGTGGTATGCCAGTGCTGGGCCATTCTCAGACAATATGATTGCCTGTTGCATGGCTTCACCCTGGACAAAACTAGGTGCGCTGACCTTGGCCATAAAATCTGGCTGCTCAGACGCAAATGCCTGCGAGCGTTCTTTGAAGGCATCGACAGTTGCTTGGTTGGCTTGTTGTCGAAGGTGTTCGACTTGTAGCCTTTCCTGCTGCGTCATTGCCTGCTGAACAGTTCGCTGGTTCAAAGCGGCGTTGTATTGAACTACGGCCTGCTGGTAAGCATTCTGGTCGTAATCAAAGTCCTCTAGCTGCGGAAATGTATCCGTTTGCGGGAGGTTCTGATTCATCCTCTGCTCAAGCAGATTGGCGCGTTGCTCGGCCTCTTTGGCTCGTTGCTCTGCCTCTCGGACTTGTCGTGTTTTTTGGTTGATCCGCTCTTGGAATGAGTTGCGTTTCTTTTGCACCTCTTCCTCAGATTCGACGGGATCAGCGTCGGATGGCTCTGTTGCTTCTACAGCTTCAGAGGTTTCGCCCGAAGGCTCTTGAGTCTCTTGAACGGTTGACTCGGGTTCCGGTGACACAGAAGTGTCGTCAGCTATTGCTGCATCAGTCATGAGTTCGTCTCCACGAATTTTCCCCACCAGAACGAAAAAACCGCCACTAGGGCGGTCTTTACTCAGGGCGGTGGGTTTGCCCTAGTAACAGTGAGTCGGCACTGTTAAACCGAAGGATCTTCTTGGTAAAGCTCTTGGGGGTCTTGGCCTGTTTCTTTAGCCAGCATTGCAGCGGCAACAGGTATTGCTATGCCATATTTCTTTGCAATCGAAATTAGCCTCGCGTCAAAAATCACGTAATTCTTTTTATGCTTTGCAGCCGATTTATGTCTTGTGAAAGCATCAGCATATTTAATGCCTTTAATGCCAGCGTCTTGTAATTGTTGAGCGGCAAACTCTGGACCGTCTTCTTCCATATATTGAACGAGGTCTTGCCCTGTTGCGTTGTCTCCCCGTCGGTCGGCTTTGTTTGTCGCTCCTTCTTCTGCGTATTCAAACCAATCAGTATTTTCTAAAGCTTTTTTTACTTTTTCAGGCTGCTCATCTATACCTACATCCCAATCTAAAAGCTCATCATCGGCAACATCAATTTCAACCTCGTATGTTCTGACAGTGCTCTCGTTAAAAACTGCTTGTATGGATTCTGGATTGTTCGCAATGTCTTCTCTTAACCTCATTGCTTCATTGGCATAAGACATTTCACTTTCTAATAAAAGTTGTCTTTTTTCTGGATCAGGCTCTAACTCTTTTGTAATTTTTTGATTAACGTAATTTACTTCGTCATTAATTCTTTCGTCTAAATAATCTAAAGCCATTTTTCTGCGATCAGAATTTGTCTTTTTTGTTCCATCAGCAAATTCGCGCATTTCGCCTTCATTTATTAACAAGTCTTCTATAAGCGATGCTTTTATATTATTTCTGGTATCTATACTGGCGATATCAGAGTAATCAAAGTTGTTGGCATTATTCATTTCCGTGTCGTCTACACGTAAACTTTCTAATCTTGGTGGGTTGGAATTTTCAAAACTTTTCCTGTAGGAGTAAGCGGTATCAGGGTTTTCAGCAAAATAAAGCCCTCTACCATAAGCTTGAGCACCCTCGCCTGTTCCTATGAAATCAGTTGAAAACTCATCAAAATCGTGTGGGGAGCTATGAAGAGCTTTTATTTTTGGACGATCTCTTTCATCAGCGGATCTTAGCTCTTCTAAAAAGTCTCTTTCTTTCCTGGCAGCAAGATAGTTTTCTTTTGCTGCTGGATCGTTAGGAGAGTCTTCATATATCTTTCTAAGCTTGGCCACTTGCGATGCCGCTGGTATCAGAGGGATAACACCAGCACCGCTTAGTATGTAATTGACCATGTTCCTTGATTCAGGGTCACGGGCGTACATATCAGCGTCTGCTGCAAGTCCTGTCACATCACCGACGATAGGGATAGCGCTTGAGACTATTGCCGCAAGATCCAGTGGCGACATAGCTGATTCATCGTCGTAGCCAACAGACATCGATACGCCTGTACCGTATGGGCTGCGATCCATGATCTCCATGTAACGCTCTGCCTCGATGCCACCGATCTCGTCTTGAGCTTCTAAAACGGCAGACAGGAAGTTACCAATCTCGTTTTCTTCTTTAGCTCTCAACAAAGCCTGAAGGCGAGGTGATGCAGGCATGTATTAGGCCATACCGCCTTGGTACGGAGCGAAGGTCTGCAAGCCAGTAGTTGGGTCAACAACGATGCGATACATGGCACCATCACGGCCTCTGACAGCTTGCTGCTGACCTGGTTGCGCGGGTGGTTGCTGCATAGCCATTTGATTGCCCATCGGCATCTTCATACCGCCAGGCATTGCTCCCATCTGTCCAGGCATTTGAGGGCGTGGCATCTGAGGTGCCTGCCTGCGTGGCATTGGGGGCTTCATTTGTTGGGGGACAGCGTTGCCAACTGGGTTGGGGCTTGGTCGTTGTGCCGGTGCTCTACCTGCAAGCATTTGCGCGATTGCGTTGTTCATTTCTTTTTCCCGTACTTAACTTTGACGTTCTTCTTCTTCGCTGCCTTCTTGGCTGCGGCGATACCGGCTGGCTTATAGCTAAAGTGCTTTTTTCCTACCCTTGGCATGATTACTTCCTTTTCTTGGCAGTCTTTGCTGCTTTCTTAAACGATTTGGCAGTTGGTGCGCCTCTTGTACCTGGCTTTCTCATTGACTCACCGCTGCCTGCTTTGATTCTTTTTCGCTTGGCGTGAATGTTTCTGTACAAGCTCACTTAGCTTCTCCTTGACTTCGATCCTGAACACTTCCAGCGCTTTCTGGATAACCTCAGAGGGCTATTCGGGTTACGTGCTGCCTTCGGGTGCGAACGCATCTGTCCTGCACTTCTGGCGCAGTAGGAGTCGCCCTTCTTGGTGCCTGGCTTTACCTTTGCGCCCTTCTGGCCGTAGCTAACCTTTCGACCACCGCTGGTTCGTTTAACTCTGGCTTTCCCTGCTGCTGGCCTCATTGAATTGGCATGCCTACTGTTTGACGTAACCGCATCGCTGCAATCCGTTGCGCTTCTAAATCTTGCTGTGCCTGGGCAAGTTCTAACTGCTCAACCTGCGCCTTGACCGTGTTCAGCATGGTCTTGCTCTCACGTTCCTTGGCCATTGCTTGCTCGTTGGCTACCTCTGCCTGCTTCATGGCCAGTTCCATCTGCATAGCCTGGGCTTTCATCTGCTGCTCTTGCTGCTGCGCTTGAGAGATCTTCTGCTGCTCTTCTTCGTTAGGCTCTATCACGCCCTGCTTGATACCCGCCTTGCGTACACGCTCAACCAGTTCATCAGCGCCAACAAGGTCAAGAGACTTGAAGTAGATGTCTGCACCGAGCTGCGCCATTTGTGGGTTCTGACCAAACAAGGTGCCGAGCTGCTCTGCTGTCTCAGATCTGCGGGTTGAGAAGCTTGGTCCAGTTGTTACCTTGATGTCGTAATGGCCTCGGTTAAGATCGTTGATCATGACCGTCTCGCCGGTCTGCAAGTCGAGCTGAGGCTTGTTGATGACCTTGATCTCTTCGGCATCGTCCTCGCCCAGAATCCTGATCTGACGCTCTGTGTCGTAGATCTTGGGGATCATGTCGATAAAGATCTCGCCGGTATACTTGATGGACTCAACCAGTTCATCGACAAACTCATAAGTGGCAATGTTGCCTTGCAGTTGTCGCTCCCTGATTGCTCGTCCTGAGGTTTCATTCCCTCTTGCGCCCAGGCTTGCGTCAAAGATCCCTGTGGTGCTCTTGATGTCGTCTGAGCTAATCTGTACGTCAGTCAGCAAAGCGCCTGATGGTTGTGCTGGCGGCTCTCTGAATGGCTTCTGTCCCTGGTCAAAGTTAAACAACAACACAGGGTCGTTGGAGGTCATCAGGTTGCGGTATCGGTCTTCATGACCTTTGATCATTGCCGGTGTAGCCATGAGCGGCTGCTTAGGTTGCAGCGCTGTGACCTCGATAGCAGTTGATCGAGAGTAGTTGTACATCCGCTGTGCGTCTTTCGCCTTGCGAACCAATCCGCGAGTCAAGAACTTGCCGTTGATGTTGGTGGTCTTGCCAAGCAGTGGAACCAGAGGAATATAACGCCCAACACACTCATACTCTTCAAGCACTTCCAAGCCGGTGATCTTGAACCGCTCAAGCTTGCGACCCTCAACGATGCGCTCGTTTGTAATCGTCACGCCCTTGAAGTTTAGCTCGTCAATGATTGGCTCTATGTCTGCGTAATCAACCACCTCACCCGTTGATAGCTGCACCAATCGGCGCTCTTCCATCACGATGCGGAAATAGTCTGCGACTCGGATCGTGTCCTCGTTGATCCAGGTCTTCATGTTGCCGGTGCTGTAGAAATCCTCACCTACGCCAGTCTTGGCCTTGGGATACATGCGCTCAAACTCATCCTTTTCGATGTCGTCGAACATGAACGCATACCGGCACTCTTTCATGTCTTGTATCTGAATAATGGGATCAAACAACACGCTAAACGGGTTCTTGATCTCACGCAGGATGATGTCCTGGTTCATGCTGATATCGTCTTGGTAATCGTGGTCGATCATCCAAACGCCCCAGCCACCCTTTACACTGAACTTAAATGCAGTCTTGTAAGCCTTGTTGCCTCTTTGCTCGATCTGCCTGATCAGTCCCTCGTAGATCTCCGCAACGTCGTTGTCGCCCTCTTCTGCGCCACGTACCTTCACACCAGGTAGCATCTGCAACTGCTGACCAACAACCTGATCAACAGCACTGGATAGCTTGTCAAACGTCAGGCATGGGCGATTGATACGCGCCTGGCGCACTGCGTCTTCCCACTGACCGTCCTCGCTATCAACAAACTCTATATCTTCTAGCGAGTCGTTGTAGCAGTAAGACCAAGAGTCAGATGCCGTGTCGAAGCGATCCATAGCCTCGTCGATAATGGCCTGCTTTTTCTTTGGTGATCTGTTTACCATTCTGATGAAAAGTCCAATTCAACCTCCGCAACTTCTTCCTCGTAACCTTGCGCGAACATGCGAAAAGCATCAGCGCCGTTAGAGGCCCAGTTGTGGAGTGGGTTTTGTCTGAAGGTGTCGTAACGCTCGTCCCAGACATATTGATAGTTTGCCAAGGCATTCAGCCCTGTCTCGCATCGCTCTGCGTCAAAGAAGCACTTGCTAAACATGTCCCTGACCATCGCAATGCCGTTCTCTACACTGTCGATTCTTGGCACTGTGTGGGTAGGAGATACGCCAAGGCCTTCTAGTATCTCTCGCCTTGATCGGTTGCCTGCACCTAACACACGATGCTCTGCGTCATGCGGCAGGTAATGTGTGCCGTACATGTAGTCTTTGTCACGCAGCACGTTAGCGTAATGATCCAGGTCAACCAGTCGGTGCTCGTAGTAGTCGATGAACCGATAGGCCATGCCGATCTGCTGCATAAACCAAATCGCAGTAGTGTCGTTGCGGCCCAAGTCCCAAAAAGTGTGAACAGGTGCAGATTCAATCGGCAACCAGGTTATCCGCTCGTCATCCCTGGCCTTCTTCAGTTGCTTGGCGTAGATAGCGCCATCAGCAAACTGCTTCAGCTCGCCCTCATAAACGTGCAGATACTCTTCGTAATCGTAGTCCTTGAGTCGCTGCATCTCGTCTTTGAGTGGCTGTGTGACCCAAGGGTTATCACGCCAGCTAACCTTCTTGACCACTGCATCATCCGCAGGCTTATTCATCACAAACCTCTGGTACACAGGATCGCTCTTCAGTGCAGGATTGAAGCTTGCCCATATCTCGCTGCCCTCTTTCCGAATCGTTGGAATCAGCAACCGCCATGAGTTCTCACTGACCGTCGATGCTTCCTCGATCCAGCAGATATCTATGCTTTCAAGAGACTTCAAGCTCTCAGGGTTTGCATACAGTCCAGAGAAAATGATTTGGGTGCCGTTTATGCCCCTGATCTCGTTCTGCTGTATCTGGTAGAAGTTCGAAAGGCCAAGCGCCTTGATGCGATCAGCCAACAGGTTGTGAACAGAGTCCCTGATGCTTCTCTGGATCTCTCTGGCGCAAAGTATGCGTTTAGGTTTAGTACCGGCACCAATAAGCAGCAAAGCCGTAGCAAAGGCCCAACTCTTACCTGAACCGCGACCGCCCCAATAAATCTTGTATCTGTGCGGCTCGACTAGCTCTTTGAAAGCTTTGGGCAGGCTTACGCTATTCCCAGTTAATTTCGTAGGCTGCGATTGCAATTGGGGCATCTTCATCGCCTGTGTGTTCAACAGACTTCAGGTCTGGCAGATACTTAGAGATAAGCTTCAGCTTGGTATCAAGTACAACCTTGTAGCGAGCCAAGTCTTGTTGATCTAAGTCTTTCCGCAGATCCTTGATTTCATCCAAGATATCAACGACATGCTGAACATGGCCCTGGGCAGATAACTGCTCTCTGAGCGCTTCTTTGCGAACCGATCTATTCTTGTTCGCTGCTGTCGTTCCCATCTTCTTCTACTTCTTCAAATTCAGGGCTGAGTTCAGCGACCTTAGCCATAGCAGCCGCCAAGCGACCGGCGAGGATGACGTTCTCGTTCTGAGCAGCATTGCGTTGCTCTGCCAAGAAATTCAGCCTGCCATTAATTTCATCAAGGTTGATTTGGTTCTCCACCAGTTTTCTCCTCAGTTGGTTGATCGATACTCGGGATTGTTTGCAATCACCGTCATGTATTGAGTTTCTTGTTTGCCGTCTGCGTAGGTAGCAGTGACCTTGACGACGCCTTGACCGCTCGATGTTGAGCTGACGTAGAAAGTCGCCACGCCACTAGAGACGCTAGGGGTTGTGATAGTTAAGGCCCGTGAGCCTTTTGATTCTGCACTGACTGAGGACACAGAGGTGCCACGATCACTGGCGCTGACGCTAAAATCAACGACGTAAGGGATGTCGCTGTCGATTGCCTGCGTAAATGTCATGGGTGTAAAGTCGCGCCGTCTAGGGTTGACCAGTATCCGTCTCATAAATATGTCTCAGTTTGTTGATAAAACCCCCGTTATGGGGGAAAGAGCTGCGAGAGGAGTGGGTGGAGGATTGCAGCCCTTTTTTAACTTTTTTTGTAAGCAAATAGCTTGTCTATGCCAAACACAGCAAAAGTTATGCTTACAAAGCCGCCAACGTACCAATCTGGTAGGTTTGACAGGTATTCAAATCCCTCTCTTGCGTAGTTTTGCAAGCCAGGCACGAAGCAAGCCACGAATGGCGCTGCCCATATAAAGATCAAAAACTCGTCGCTGTAGCCTGGTATACCATTGGTCAGGCGCTGTACTTTCAGGTCTGCCTTGGCTGCCGACACCTTCTGCCTGTTCTCCATAAAGCCGGTAACCAAAGGCCCAGCTATTTTGAGGACGGTGCCTAACATCAATAGGTCCAGAGAAGCGATTTACGGTCGGGGTCAACATCAATATGTACAAATCGACCCGAGCCTTTTTGGTGTACGCCCACACCGCCAACGTCCATTCGCAAAGCAACCGAAAGAACTTCCTTAGCCTGCCGGTGAGATACAGCAAGATCTGCCGCAACCCCTCGACAATGCGTCCCCGTCCCAGGTTTAGACTTCGCTGCCTCGACAGGGTGCTTACTGCACCGATACCCGCTCGAAACGACAAGAGGATAGCCAACCTCTGTGCGTATCGCTTGAATGACATCAATGATTTCGTCACTGATCTCGTTCTCGCCGCAGTGTTGGCAAGCAAATTCATCACGTTTGAAGTTTGTCCAAGGCATAAAAAAACCGCCAAGAGGCGGTCCTATAGGGTCAGGTGTTGCAATTATGGATACTTATACCCCCGTTTGGGCGACCGCACAAGACTTTTTTGACGTATATAGAACGTATATAAAAACTTTTGTTATATATTTTTGCTCAATAAATTCATGGGGTTAGAGAACGGTTCGATTCCCATGCGTCCTCCGCACCCTTTCTCATTTTACCCCCCCTACCCTATCGCGTATTAACCGGACATTGCTCAAGGGGCTTTGTCTCGCAAAGTCCAGACAAGTGCCAAACAATTGTTTATATCAAGGAGATATCAAAGAGGTATCAAGGAAGGTATCAAGGATAATTCAACTAACGTACTTGCTATCCATAAAACAAACGGCGAGCCTCAAACGCGGATAAAAGCACAAACACAGATTACCCCCCCTACCTAATCGCGTATTAAGTTGCACTGCAATTGCATAACTATCCTCTGCAATTGCATATCTAAAATAATACTTGACATGTGACTAGTCACAGCCTATAATTCTTTTGTGGTTGAGGAAACGAAAATTAACCAATTAAGCCGCCCAAGGAGAGAAGTAACATGTCCTTTGTTATTGAGTACAAAGTCGAGCAGCGTAGATCGCCCCTTATTGATGGCAAAAAGTCCACTGATTTTAGAGTGGCCTTGTATGTAAATGGAAAGTGGGAAAACGAATGGGGCAATCTATGGAGCAAGAGCAAAGCCGATGGGATCGCTAAACGTTTAAACACGAACATTAAAAAGGGGTTTTTATGAATCGACTTACTAAAATCGATATTGGGAGCAACATTTACCGCGTGATTCTGTAAAAGTTATAGTGCACGAAACAAAAGCGGCGTGAGCCGCTAAGGGGTAAGCATGAAGACTGACGCAGAACGAAAACGATTAGAGCGTGAACGCAAACGAGAGGCAGGGCTTCGGCCTTTTGAGCTTTGGCTAACCGCAGAAGAGCACTTAGCTATCAAGACTTTTTTGATTGAGTTGCGATCTAATACCCCCGCTCCTCCAACATAAGCACCACCATGTCGAACCCTGCTGCCTTGGCTTGCTTGGCCTTTGTTTCTGACCAATGCAACTCCCTAGCAACAGCTTTGACCGTACCTCTCAAGTAATACTCTTTCAGTGCGTAGAAGTAATCAGGGTTGACCTTCTTAATCGCAAACATGATCTCGTCCATCGCCGTTGATCGATACACGGGGATGCGAGCATGAGGTTGCGGTCGCGTTTCTTTAGCATTTACCTTTTGCTTTAACGGGTTTGGCTTGCCTGCAACTGATAGCGCAAAGTTGCCATCCATGATGTTGACCGCAGCAAAGTCGCCGGTTTTATCCAGCGCGTACTCTCTTGCCCACCGTTCAAGTAGCTCGTCGGCTTTTTTGCGTAACTCTTCAGTCACACTCAGCCCTATCAATCTGACATTGCAATCGCTCATCTTCCGTCTCCACCTCCATGCTTTTAACTTCTCGTTCGATCAGCATCTCCAAGTAGTGAGCCGCCTTTCGCAAGTCTTCGATGTTTGGCAAGGGAGACGAGCCTGTCTTGCGCCGGTATCGTGTGACGTACTTGACGACGCACCCCTCAGCAAAACCTAAGTCATTGGCCAAAATAAACTCTGCCGGTTGTATGGCCATCTGGTAGTGATCACCCCCCACTTGTCTAGCTAGTGCTTTCATTGAGTCTCTCCGCAGTTACTTTTAGTCTTGTCTCTTCTCCAAAATCTTTATGCAATACAATGCAAGTCATCGTTCTCTCAGAAACAAACCCGCTACCATTCGCAAAAACATCGCTAGGCGGCAACACCCCGAAATGCTCGATGTGCATGTGCCCCACCTCTTTAGCATCTCGGTGATGGATGTGGCCCAGGTATGCGTAAACGTGATCAGATTCGCCAAATTCTTTTCTAAGGTTTTTAGTGATTGCCTCATACAATCGGTTGGCGTTTATCTTGTCGCCGTGATGCGTGACAACCAGATTTTTGCCAAACTGAAACCAGACAAACTTATTGAAGTTATCAAGCACCTCAACCCTGGGGTCGTTCTCAAAGTACATTTGTATGGCAGTGTTTAAAAAAAGGCTCGCGTCTGGATCGTGATTGCCTCGGGCGTTTACGACCATGACCTTCTTGTGCTTTTCGAGCATCCGCAGTACAACTCGTTTGATCAGGTGCGATCCTGCCCTGATTGTTCTGCCCCAACGTCCATCGCTATCGAGCAAGTGCTTGCTGGCTGGTGTACTGCTCGTTGTATCTTGGATGTGGAAGAAATCACCCAAATTTATTAAGCAACCCGTTTCGCTGTTTGGACTGACTGAAACAAGACGATCAACAGCATCGGCAAGCATCTGTTCGCCCTTTTTGGTATCCCAATCGTGACCAACCTCTTCTGCCCAGGTGTACAGGCCAAGGTGATGATCACCCACCATGTACAACGACATCAGATCTGCATCTACATCTTTGGGCGCAGTAACAGGAACGTGTATGCCTTGCAGCTCGTCTTTAAACCCAGCCACAAACTCAGTCATCATTTCGTCTATCTTCTGCTTCATCGGCTCTTGGATGTGCCACTGAAGCGCAATAGATCCGTCTTCTTTGTATGCTGTGCTTAATCTTTTTGTAGCAAAACCTGGCGCTGCCTGGTGCCGCATGTCAAACGATGGCGCATAGCCTTGCTCTGCTGCTTTCTTGTGAACCCGACCAATCGTCTCGCTGATGCGTCTCGGGTGTCTGCCAAGCTGGCGACTGATTTCAACCTGCGACAAACCTTCGATGTGCAGTTGCAACACCTCTCTCTGATGGTCGGTTGTGCAAAAATCTAAATGTTGTTCAAGTGATTTAACTGGCATCAGGGTCTGCCTCTGCCATGACGAGACGTATAGCCTCGCCCAGCAAACTTCCTGCAACCGCTGGCAGGCTATCAAATTCGCCTGCTGCATGAGTTTGGATTTCGTAGACATCTCCCTCGACCGCTTCAAACACGATCACGAAGCCGCTGATCTTGTTTAACTCTGCCGCTTGCAACAAAGTCTTTAACGCCTCACAAGTGTCTCTCGCCCATTTCTGGTGTGGTGTGATATCGCCCATTAAGAAGCTCCTTTATCACCTTGATGGCCCTCCCCTTACGAACGTCATCGCTCGTAAAGTACAGGGGCGTATAACCCTCCATCACCACTAACTGCATTTTCTCGCAGTCTTTTTGGTAGCCCTGGCCACTTGTGTGACCTCCTCTGCTGCCTTTAAACGTGCCACCTTGAATTTCGATAGCCAATTGTTCGATTACAAAATCCCACCTAAATTTTCTTTGAGGTATCAGGCGAACCTCTCTCTCAAACTTTATCTTGTGACTCTTCAACTCAAGGTCGAAAAGCTCTTCGACTTCTGATTTACGCAACCTGAATCAACCCCTCGTCAATCATGATTGCCCAGGTTCTTTCCAGACCGCGCATCTGACACTTCAATATCTCGTCCTTCTCAATCAGGGTTGGCCGTCTGCCGTCGATGATGTCGTGGCAAATGTTGCAACCATAGGCGGCAAAATAATCTTGCGACTTCAACGCCATGCCTTTCGCCAAACTATTCAGATGGCACAGCACAACTGTCTCTCTGTCTTCCTGGCAATAGGGGAAGATCTGCAACGTGCAGGGTTGACCCCTTGCCGATTTACGCAACTTGCTCACGGGTTACCTCTGCAAACTGTACGCCCCACTCGCTCCCTAGCTGGTAGATCCGTTCGATCAGCTCACTCTCTTCTCTTTTCGTAAGCTTGCTCTCGCTCTTAGGCACTAACCCTGGAACAACCTGCAAGACCTCTGGTCGCTCTTTGCTTAATCGTTTAGGGAGTGTCGCCTGGATGTCATAAGGCCAATAGGGAAAAACACCTTCGCTGTTGCGCTTCAAGATGTTGTCCTTCATCTCGCCTTCGCCAACGCCAACATGATTGGCTACTTCGCGGATGATTGCGTGTAGCAAGCTTTGTTGGTCAGTTGATCGTCGATCTTCTGCCCGAACAACGTCCAGCCTGCCTGCTGGCATCTTCTCGAAAAACTTGTTGATATGCGCCACCAACATCTGCGCTTGGTGCTTTTGGTAGATCATGCAGCCTGACCTCTCTGTTCGTAGAACAAGGCCCAGGCCTGTCTCAGCTTGACGTACAGTGTTCCGTAAGCCCTCGACAGCTTCCTGAGTTCAACCAGCATCTCGCCAGATTCAAGAGGTGGTTTTTCACATGGACGAATGTCCTGGCAACACTGCTCAATCACTTTCGCCACAAATGGCTGTATGGGGATCGGTGAGGTCACGTTCTGCAGCGGCTGACTCATCCAGCCCAGAACTTGGTGCTCAAGCATCCGCTCTGCATTCGCGTGGACCTTCTTAAAAATATGCTCATTGGGTAATGCCATTTAACATCTCCTCCAGCTCTTTTCGTTGTGCGTTTTTTCTCTGCTCTTGACGCGGGTCGATCGGGACCACGTTCTCGGGTTTCTCAAACGGTCGTCGGTTAAACTTCTTCTCGTTCCTGAGCCAGTTGCGAGCTGCTGCCTTCCAATCCTTCATTTTTCGATTACCAGTTAAGTGCCAGTCACTTGCTGAGTGGTGATCGACAAACTGAGCTGCGACATCAAACTTTGTGCATCCCTGAGCCTGCATGTACTCAAACACTTGTTTAGCCGTGGGTTGGGTAAACAATTCTTTCTTTCTTTTATTCTTTACTTCTTGTTTGTAGGTAGTCTGTGAGGCACTCTGTGTCTCACTCTGTGTCACACTCTGTGATACATTCTGTGAGGCACTGTTTTGCTCTCCGCTCTGAAATTCGTCGTAATTACAGATAGTTATGATCGAAGTCAGTGGCGTAGCCTGTAGGGTAACCATGCCGTGTTTTTCGAGGCTCGAAATGAAGCTTTTTGTCGTTTTTGTGTGCCACTGCCAGCGCTTGCTTAAATTCCTCTGACTCCAACCGACTTGGCCTCGATCCACGTTCACCACGTTACCGCGCACCATAAAGAAACCAGGCTTGTAGTTCGCCAGCATGATCAGGTCTACCCAGGCTTGCCCCTTGGTATATCTCTCGCCTTTCCAAAGTGCATGATCAAGAAGAGTTCTGTTGAGCTTTATCCAGCCACCACTCATAAGAACAAATCCGGTCGAATAACTTCTTTTGGAACGCCTAATGCCTTTGAGACTTGCGATACCCGCTCTGCCGGTACACCGTTTGGTCGCTTCTGCCACAAATAAATTGCTTGGCGACTTATTTTTAGATCTTTGGCTAAGTCGCTGATCTTTACCTCTGTCCATACACATTCCGGTGTCACTTCCCAAGCTCCTTGACTACAAGATAGCACTAATACTAATCATTATGAAAAAGCTGTCAACAATAAATTGATTACTAATAATTCTTTTGAATCAGTTAGACATTTTAAAAATCAAGTGATATAAAGAATCGAGTAAAGGGACACTTGACAGTTTGAAGCGATAAGATCAGGATTGCTGCATGGCAACTCTTGGTTACAAGCTAAAAAAACTTCGTCAAGCGCGTGAGATAAGCATGCGAGCGCTCTCTGTGCATCTAAAAAAACAAGGTGCTAACGCAAGCTACTCAGCAATACAAAAGTGGGAAAACGACGAAACTTTACCTTCAAAAGATAACCTTGCCGCTTTGTGCAAGTATTTTGCGGTCGAGCCAGCCTGGTTGATGTTTAGCGCATCTTCTGAAGAAGAAAATTTGTCGAGTTTAATAGATTCGATAAAACTGCTGTCAGCAAAGAATCAGCGGCTTTTGAAGCGTATAATTCAGGCAATAGAAAATGACCAAGAGTATGAGCTTGCTGCTGCTGGAAAACCCAGAGATCTCGGCACTGATTGACCTTGTTACAAAAACTTACTTAGCAGCAGATTCCCCCCCGTTCCGCTACGGCGGCGTTAACCACTATTACCTATACCCAGGTCGCTCGGATTTAGTTTGCCAAAAAAGAATAGTTGATATGCACCGCCTAAGTTGGCCTGTCATTTTCGACAAACGAAATTCAATACTACTTTGGCGAGGGCATACGACTTATTCTATTGCTTTGCGATGGGGCCATGACATGATGAACATGTTGATTGATGAGCCATCGAATGATGCAAAACAAGTCTTTCAAGATCTTAACCTTTTTGTCGATTTAAAATCTCGGAACGAAACATCCATCCATTATTTATCTGACTACATGTGACAATGAATTGTTGACAGCATAAAATTTTTGTTGCAATCTATGACCACATTTAGGCAAATAAGATGGTCAAATGAGCACACACTATTACGCAGAATGTTTGCGATCAGAGTTAGAAGCAGAAGAGTTAGAACATAAAGTCTGGAAAGAGTTTGCCAACGATTTTCTCCCCGAGTCAGCACACCGATTTAGCGCACACAATTTAAAAGAGCTGCGCGGAACTCCAATCGGAGATCACCTTTTAGAAGCCTTCGACGATTACATGTGGGAGGCGACCAACCCATGAGAATCGATCTGACCAATTACAGCGACGACGTTGCTGCGATCATGAAACGGTATGCAGAAGCACAACAAGATCTGCATGCCTCCACTGTAAATCAATTAAACGCTTTGATTATGCAAGCGCATTTTGCAGGCATAGATCGTGGCGCGGAAGAAGCAAAAGAATGTTTAACCAAAAAGCAGGAGGTGGCATGAGTCAGAAAGAAAGAATCTTAGAGCATCTGCAAGAAGGTCGCTCACTCAACAGGCTAGATAGTTGGCAAGAGCTTGGGGTTTTAGAAGCTCCAGCAAGGATCAGCGAGCTACGCAAAGACGGCCATGCAATCGTCACGCAACTGTCTGACGTTACCAACCGATACGGCGAGAAGGTCAAAGTCGCAACCTGGTACTTGGAAAGGCGAGCATGATTTTGTTTAGAGGAGTGTATTACACGTTTAGTCAACTGGAGGAGATCTACAATGGAAACATCTGAATCAATCGCGAAGATTGCACACGCGCTAGTCGTTGCTCAAGGGTTAATTCAAAACCCCGCTAAGGCAAGCGCTAATCCTTTTTTTAACAGCAAGTATGCTGACCTAGCCACTGTGCTCGATGTAGTTAGACCCGCATTTACAGAGGCAGGCATAGCGGCTATTCAAACCCCAAGCACTGCCGACGATGGTTCTATCGTTGTCACTACAATGCTGGTACACAGCAGCGGCCAGTGGATTAAAGACGATATCTCTATGGGCATTGCTGCTGACGCTAAGAACCCAGCGCAAGCCGCCGGTTCGCTAATTACCTACCTCAGACGCTACTCGCTGTCTGCCTTTGCCAACATTGCTCAACAGGATGATGACGGCAATAGCCTAGAAGGCAATGCAAAGGTAATCAACAAACAACGTGAGCAGGCTGATCTTGAGCGACAAGAAAAAGAGCAAGCGTACAAAGATGCGGTTGCTGAACTGCAAGATTCTATTGATGCAATTAAAGATGGTATTGCCTCAAACGATCTTGAAAGAGCTTGTGTTGCTTGGTGTGAACTGACTGAGGAAGAGAAGCTAAGTATCTGGAAAGCGCCGTCGAAAGGCGGGTGTTTTACGACGGAAGAAAGAGCTGTGATTAAAAGTTCTGAGTTCCGAAAAGCAAACCCAAAACTTGAAGAGGAAAAAGCCGCATGAGTGATAAGCAATTCGTAGATGGTTTCATTCCGAAACTACCACACCCAAACGCGCCAGATTTTGTGAAGCTTAAGGCAAGCATTAAGCGAACAGACATGATCGAGTGGCTCAAAGCTCAAAATACTGATTGGGTGAATTTAAATATTAAAGAAGCAAAAAATGGGAAGTTGTACGCGGAGGTGGATACCTGGAAGCCAAAAGCGGATGAAATGCAAACCCAGGGATCAACTAATCAGGATGATTTCGATGACGACATCCCCTTTTAAGTCATCTCCGCATGAGGCAACGGCAAAGCGCAAACAGCAGTACATGTTGCGCCGAGCCAGAATCTTAAACTCGGCCTGGTCGGATAACAAAATCACTACCTCTGCGGTAAAGAAGGAATTGAAGATTCCCCACTCCGAGGCACTTACACTGCTGCGGCTAATGGTGGACGAAGGTGATTTAGAGAAATTTCAGCCAGACGAGGCAGGCGCTGGTAAGAACCACGGTGAGTTTAGGAAGCGGGGAAATATTAACTACTGGCTGCGAAAGAAATGGAGGACAGGGTGATCACTGAAAGAAAGTTGCAAGAAGTGACCGGATACAACAAAAATCAGATCCGACGCAGACGGCAAAATCATTGGGTGGAGGGTGTACATTATTGGCGTGATGAGGCTGGCACGATTGTGTACTCAAATGAGGAGATATTAGGATGGCAAGAAATGACGAGGGGGTGTATGAGCACAAAGGCAAATGCAGGCTTATCTGGCGCACTGAAGGTAAAAGAAAATCCAAACTCCTCGACATACCTTGGACCAAGGCTGGTCGCCAGAAAGCAGCAAGAATCCGAGAGCAAATCCTCAGAGATGAATACTTAGGCAAAGAAGAAGAGGAAAGCGCAACACCCTGCCCTACATTTCACGAGGTAGCGCAGATAAAGATAGATTCTTTAGCCGCAGGATCTGCAAACCATCAGCGTAACGTCACATCCGACTTGAATAAATATTGGATGCCTCACTTTGCCAATGCGCGAATCAACTCTATTACCCATCTGCAAATTGTAGACAAGGTTGTAAACCTGGTTCTCAAACTTAATCTTTCGGCTAAGACCCGCAAAGGAATAATTTCAGCAGGGTCTGGCGTTTTTAAATTGGCAGTGACCAGTGGCTACATGCAAGCCAATCCAGCCGCTAACATAACCTTTGACAATCAAGTCGGTGATCCTGATCCGTTCACAGATGAGGAAATGGAAGCTTTGCTCGATGAGTTAAAGCCAGGATTCAGATTATTTTATCTGATCAGGTGGTACGCAGGTTTGCGGCCAGGTGAGACCATTGCGCTACGGTGGAGTGATTACGACCAGATCAACCAGAAGCTTCACATCACAAAAAGCCGCTCAAGAGGCATCGAAGGACCGACAAAAACGCGTAAAGTGCGATCTGTGCATGTCCACCCCAGGCTCGCAAAAGCCCTCCAAAAAGCACCCAAACACATTACATGTACGAGCATTCTGTTCACTTCTAGGGGCCAGCCTTACCAGAAAGCACAAGAACAGGGAGAGGCCTTCTCACGGGCTCAGAGAGAGCTAGGATTGCGCTGGAGGCATCCATACAACGTCAGACACAGTTGTGCATCAAGATGGCTAAAGGCAGGGATTAAACCCGCGTTTGCAGCGCAACAACTAGGTCATTCGCTACAAATGTTCTTCAGGATTTATGCAAAGTGGATTGATGTCGATGAGACGAAAAAACAAGAAAAAATGATGGATGCGATCTGAAAATGTTCCACAAATGTTCCACAAAGATCTTGCAGCAAATAAATTATCATGTAAATCAATGGCTTATATGGTGCCCGGGGCCGGAATCGAACCGGCACAGCGTCACGTTGGTGCAGTATAGTGCAGTGTGGTTTTACAGTATTGCTAGATCTTAGCGATAGCGGTCACTAACTTGCTGCACCAGCCTGCACCAGTAAGCACGTTTTTTTTACACAAATGTTCCACAGGGGCTACTCTTGAAGGTTACTGATCGCAGTCCCACTGGAGGCCATGCCAGAGATGAAGGGGCCGACTACAGCGTCATAGTCGTCACCAAGCGCTCGCCTGACTCCCGACCCTCCAAAGATGTTTCTAATCTGCTTTTCGTTATAACCTTGTTTAAACAAAATGTTGCCAAGTTGTTCAACAATTTCAGGCGTGGCTTGCTTGCGAGAGAACAGGTCAACGACCTTGCCGACGATGTTGGATCTGTTGGAGTTAGCGATCTCACGCATAAATCCTGGGTCTATCATCTGATCAAGAGATTCGCCAATTTGCTTTTGAAGCTCTGTCGTCGAATTACCCGTTACCGCCCGTTTCGTTTCAGCAAAATTTTCCTCGACACCCGCCCTACGCAAAAACTCTGGAGCGTCGTCCCCCATGACCAACGCGATCTTCTTCTGGACAGCAGGAGGAGCACCAGGCCCGATAACAGAGGACAGGTCACGGTTAGCACCAAGCCGCTCAAGCTTATCAGCAACAGACCTGACGGCACCTAGCCTAAACATATCCTGCTCGGTTTTGGTCATACCTTGCAGCATCTCCGCAACTTCATCCGCGTCTACAGCGTTACTCATTAATGTTCGGCCAGAAACAAGCGCATCATTTAACTCGCTCGCAGATGAGAAAATAGAGTTGGCCCTGATGTATTCTTCATTCTGGCGACCCATTGCTGCAACTAGTGCATCTTTCTGCTCCATCAGGATACGCATCTGGTTTCTGTTGTTATCTTTTGCAGCCTTGCCAATCATGTCGCTCAGACCTTCTTTAGCAAACTTGAGATAGTCGAAACGATCCTGGGGTGTCATATCATCAAATATAGTCGCGTTAGGGTCTTTGATTGTTTGCGTGGTTCCTTCTCGTTGAAAACGGCCTGCTGGTCGTTGCACAGTTATGGTTGGTGCTTTTAAAGGCGGCCTTCCCGATAGCGAAGCGAGCTTGTTTGCAGCGCCTTGAATGTTGACGTTCTTGACTATCTCTCTTAGGTCGGGCGTTAACTCAAGACCCTTACGTCTTGCCAGGTCATATAATGGACCCGCCTGTTCTTGCCTTTGCTGCACAATATTTTTCTGCGTGTTGGCAAAACTTTTAGAGCTTCCCGCCGCAGCCTCAATCGTAGAAAGCAATCGTTGGTTCTGCGCCCTGTCTCTATCAATAACAAACTTCTGAGCTTGCTCACGCATCGGACCCATGCGGTTTGCGCCTGCTCTGGCAATCATTCTTGTGCCTTCATCAAGGTCAGCAAGCACTGCATCGGGACCAAGCTCTCTCATTCGCTTAACGGCTTCGTCAGGAGTTAAGCCGGTTGCGTTTGCGGTGTCTCTGATAACCCTTTTGGCAGCGCCCGTTGGAGTGTCGGTAGCTAGACTCGCCAACCTATTCGCGCCTGCTCCTAATGCCCTTCCCGCTATGTTCGCAATAGGTGCCGCAACTGCACCGCCAAGCGCACCGTAGCCTGCTCCTTCTGCCGCACCTTGTAGCCTTTCTCCAGCATCAGCAGTGCCTGCTCCATAAATAGCACCCTCTGCTGCTCCAGTACCGATTCCTGCAAGCGCCCTTCCTAATGTTGGGGCATTGCGAACGGCTTGCGACCCTAAGACTCTTGCCGCGCCAGCGCCACCAGTTAAAAGCCCTCCTGCAAGCTCTAAGCCCATAGCTAATGCTTTGTTATCTTCCTCGAAAGCCTCTCTTTTTCTTCGCAAATCTTCTTGAGAACGATCATAAGATTCGCTGAATGTTTGATCGCTACCGACAGAATCTATCAGTGCAGATATTCCGCTTTGCACTTCGTCTGACAATCCGAAAGTTAAACCTTGACCAACTTGTCGAACACCTTGCAGTGCTGTGTTGTATTCAGGTTTTTTTTCTTTAGACGACAAATATGAAACTATTTCCTCGGGACTGTACCCAGAAGATAAAGCGCCCTGCACATCAAAATCGGATTTTCCCGAAAGATAATCTGCTATTTCTTGGTCGCTATACCCAGATTTTTTTGCGCCGTCGATATCAAAAGCCATTTATTACCCCTTTAATTATCGAAAGACTCTAGCGGAGGCCTTTCTTTTGGAATTTCTACTGGTGCTGCGGCAGGAGCTGCGGTAGGTGCTGCAACTGGCGTTACAGTCCCCATCATTGAGGAAGCCTGAAGCTCTTGCCTTTCTTTCTCTAGCGCTTCAATAAATCCATTGTAGTGGTCATAAACCTTTTGTAGGTTTTCAGCTAGTTGATCTGCTGATTGGCTTGTATCTAGGCTTGCAATTGATGATTCTAATAATTTCAATTCTTTTTCACTTACAGCACCAAGAGCGCCACCTGTCTTGCTCGCATCTCTCATTGCCTGCAATCGGTCAAAGGCTAGGTTGGATTTAATAGTGTTGATTGTGGCTCTAAGGTTAGCGCCAGGAGTACCAGGTACATTCCCTAAAAGCCCTGAAAGACCTGCGGTTGTTGGTATCAAGGAGCCTTGATCATTTGCTAGAGTCGTTTGCGCTTGTGTAATAGTGTCTAAAAGAACATCTTTACCATTTATTTGTGCATCTAAAAATCTGCCGTATTTAACAGGATCATCAGACATTGATTTCGATCCTGACTTGCCAGTCTTTTTAAAATCAATAACAAACTTAACAAACTCTGGAGTGCCTTCTTTCAACCCTTGCATCTTTGCAAAATCCATAGCTTCTCTAGTGCTTGTGGTGAATTTCGGAGTTGCTGACTTTGGCGTGTAATTAGGCATTGCTTCAAAACCAATGAACTTGCCGGTTCGGTCATACTTGGGTTGACCGTAGGTGCCGTCATTTAACTCAACAGGCTTGTCGTAAATGGGGTTTCCAAACTGCGCCATTTTCAGTGCGGTATCAGTGTTTAAAAGTTCGTTGCTGCGGTTAGCAATTTGTTTGCCTCGATTATTTAAAAGCTCTGCAATTGCATTGCGCTGCGCCGCCTCATTCGCCATTTTCCGGTCTAGCTGGGCTTGTATTTGGTTCTGTCGTACCTGCTCGACGCCAGGTCGATTCGCTACTTTAAAAAAAGTTTCTAGTGCCATTAAGAGCCTCCGAAAAGATTTTGGAAGATGTTGTAGTAATTTTGTCCACGCCTTGCAGATTCACCAGCGTCAATCTCTGCTGCATTTTGCATATAAGGGGTCATCAATGAGCTATAAAACTCATCGCTGCCAGACATGACGTTGGCTGCGTTCTGAGCGCCCCCAACCAAGGTGCCAAGTTTTTGAAAATCATACTCATCTCTCATGCGTTGTTCGTTTGAGAGTCTCTGATTCATATCTACAAGCTCGCCAGATCTAGCAAGCGCTATGTTTGCTGCTCTGTCTTGCAACTCGGTTAAAGTGCCGCCCGTGTTCAACCTGCCTCTTCCTGCTGCGGATGCCTCTGTCTGTCTCCGCATTTCATCTTGCAAAAAGCGCAAGGTTGGGTCATCAACGTTAAATGGATCGATGTCGGTATATTCAATGTCTCGCTTGGCAGCTTCAATGAAATCTGGGAGCACTTCTTCCGCTTGCGTAACCCCCATGTCGTAAAACGGTTGTAGTCTACCGATTGCGTCGTCGTATTGGTCTTTCTGGAAGGCTAGAACATTTGCCTGAGACTCTGCCATCTTGTCAGCTATGTAACGATTGCCTGCTTCTTGAGCTAAGATTCCTGCCAGACTGTTCTCGCTTGCTGTAGTTGTTGCATCGGATTGACCGCCGAGTATTGTGCCAAGCACGTTCATTACATCGCCAACGGTGCCGCCTATAGTGTCGCCTAGTGCGCCAATGGCATCGCCAAATCCAGAGGTGTCAACATTAACCGTTGATGTGACATCACCTGTTGTTGTATCTCCAACGCTACCACCCGCACCGCCTGCACCGCCTGCCCCACCAGCACCCCCAGCAGAAGTGATAGCTCCCTCTTCAATTGTTGCGCTACCGCCTGCGCCGCCCTCAACATCAAAGGCACCTTCTTCAATCGTTTGAGTCTGATCCCCAACCTCTACCGTTGAACCTGCAACATCAATATCAGTGTCGCCAATGTCTACGGCCGAACTGGCATCAATATCAGTGTCGCCAATGTCTACTGTAGCTGATGTATCACCTACTGTAGCTGATGTATCTCCAACGGTTGCAGTCTGGTCGCCAATGGTTACATCCAAAAGGTCTTTAAGCTCATTAACCAAAACCTGTTTCTGGTCTTGAGACATGCTGCCGCCCCCACCACCAAGACCTAACAAACCTAGAATCGCATTTACTAAATTGCCAGTACCGTCGTCTGCACCTTCAACAAGGTCTTGCTGAAAATCCCAGTTGATAGGAGTGCCTTCTGGCAAGCCACCCTCCAAATCCGAAACTGGCGTGTAGATTCCTGGGCTGTCATAAATATAAATACTGCCGTCTGGCATGCGAACCACATCACCAGACCGAAACACACCGCCGGTATCAGGCGTGTCTAAAACCCACTGACCATTGCGATAAATATATTGACGGCCATTGTTGGTGTGCTTTTGACCTTCTACTGGGTTTTCAGGCCACATACCTGTGCCTCCTGTGTTTGTCCCGCTACCTGCGGGGTTGTTAGTGGTATCTGCTCCGCTGCCTGCGGGGTTTGTCACTGGGTCGTTGTTCACGCCAGTGCTAGAAGTTGATGTCACACTGCCGTCAGGGTTTACCTGTACGCCAGAGCCAGGCAATTGATCGACGTTTGTTTGCGTTTGGTCCGTGTTGGTTTGATCGTAAATAACAGCGTGATCACCAGGCCTGTTATCTTCTAACCATCCCGCAAAGTCTGGCAGCCCAATGATTGACCTTACGCCTCTGTAATCGAAGTCGCCCCATAGCACGTTGATTAGGTCATCAACTTGTTGGTTTCCGGTAAGCTCTGGGCGTTTAACCATCCCGTCTTCACCGTTCTGATTCAACTCATCAAGAACCTGCTGAATAACTTTGTTCTGCTCGTCGATAACCTGGGCATCAGTTAACGTGCCTGCGATCTCACCGATTGCGTTGGTGGGTTCGTCGCTGGTCGTACCGTCAAAGCTGCCTTGTAGGCCAAGCTCGTTCAAAAACTGCTGCGGGGTGTATTCCTTTGTTGCAGCGCTTCCAGTGAAACCGAATGAACTTAGATCAACAATAAACTTGCCCGTGGATGGGTCGAACGTAGCCGACAAGCCAAAGTCTTGTGATGCCCTGGCGTTGTTAAAACGATCAACTAATTGGTCAGATGTAAACGCAGTGTTCTCAGCGTTGAGTCTTTCTGCCTGGGCTGGTATCTCTTGGAATTGCTGCTCACTCAAGCCAAAAGCTGTTGCTATTTGTAATGAGGGTAGAGTGTCGTTTTCTCCAAAGATAGCGTTAAAGAAAGCTGGTATTTTTCCAGAAGAAACATCAAAACCTAAGTCACTTAAAATACCCACTTTGAGTGGATTATTAATAACTTCATTGCCGTTATAAATTTGCGTTTTTATTTCTTGCAGCGCTAAATTTAGAAAAGCAGCCGCTGTGTTGTCTAAAAGCCTTTGCAGCGTTTCGGTTGTTTCGTTTGCCTTTTGGTTCCACAACCCATCAAAATTTGAATCTTCTGTTGTTCCAGGCGTAGGATTTGTCTGAGGCATACCTGGTAACAAATCTAAATACAGGCTCATACCACTACCCACTCACCAGCAGCGTCAAGGTAAATGCAACGCAAAACATCGTAGCGAGAGGCAATCGATTTCGACGTTGCCCCGTCAATTGTCTCTGTTCCTTGCGTGTCAACGGTGACTGCTCCTGTTCCCATGCGCTTAACCACAACCTGCTGCCCGTCTGCTGGCTTTTGATGCAGGCTGACTGTGATACTAGATCCTGAGTCAACGTCCACGACCTCATGCCCAGCGTTGCCGGTGGTTGTGTAGTTTGCGGTTTGTTTAGAGTAGAAAGGTTTGATTAAGGTGTGATGATCGATTACTACTTGGCGAAGCTGCTCTGCTTCCAGGTTGACCGTGATCACGTTTGGATCACGCAGTCTTCTTGTTGTCATTTTCTAATAAGCTCGTTGATGGCCTTCCATGCCTCGACCATTTTGCTTTCTAAAACCTCTAAACGATTTAAGATTCGACCGATGGTAAGAACCAAAATGAATAAACCCGCTGCTATAGGCCAACCACTTACGATTATTTCCCAGGTTTCCATTTGTGTTTTATCCATTTTTTCCAACCTTACTTGTAACTTTTTACATCGACGTATAAAAATACAGCCCTGCGACTAATAAACCTACACAAGTAGCACCCCAGCCGAAAATGATACCTATTAGCTTCATGTTTTCTTTAAACTGCCTGCGCTGCATTCGAATCTTTGCAACTTCCTTTTCATGCGCTAGCCTGCTTTCTTCCATGCGCCTTTTTATGCTGTTGTACAAATCACCTTGGCCTTGCATTAGGCAAATGTCTTGCAACTGCCTATCAAAATTTTGAAGCTGCCTAGTAATACTTTCCATCTTTAGGGCTTCTTGGTAGCTCATCTTCCCAGCGCCTTTTTTTTCAGCGTCCCGAGCTTTTTCTGTTGCGTTGGCCCATCGCCCTATAACCTGGCTTAGATCTCCGCCGTGTCCTTTAGCTTCTTTTAATGCCTGGATAGCTGAGTTGACGGATTGAACTGCTCCGATCGCAGCGGAAATTTCTGCAATCATAAATTTTTAACGTCGCTGCTTTTGTCTCCCCTTTTAAATATTTTTTGAACCGTGTCACTCTCCCAAATTCTAAGAGACAACCAGATGATGGTGAACAAACTTGCTATCGATGGAAGCCAACCAGCCAGGGTGGCGACAGTGCCTCCGACTGCCACACTATCCATTACTGTTTTGGCTTCCTCTTGCATGATTTATTTTTTGGCCTTACCGACTACCAAAGCGCCTATCTCAAGGAACTTGTATAGTTTGCTCACGACTTTGTCGTCTTTAGGTGTTGGGGTTAGCGCAGTAATAGCGGAGCATGCTGTGACCAAAGCGGTTATTGCATTTATGTAATCTAAGATCATTATTTACCCCCTAAGCTGTATATGATTCAGCAGCAGAGATAGCAGCATTAACAGCGGTCATGTCTTCGCTGCCCCAGTCGTCTTTGGCAACCATGATCTGCAAGTGTTCTTTGTTGCGGTCAACGCAGTCTTGACGCTCTTCTGCTTCATC